TTAGCCGGTTTTACGAACGATTTGGCTAACACGTCCTGTTGAAAGTTCATAGATTTCAGCAACTTTCCGCTGTGGGAGGCCACGTTGGACTGCTGAACGGATTTCGAGATCTCGTATCTTCCTGTCGTGAGATTTCGTTACCTGCTCATGCTGCGCTTTTCCCAATTCTATCTGGCGCTGCATTCCATTAACTTTACGCTCTAACTGTTTAATACGATGTTCATGTTCATCAATTTTTGAAGCCATGATACTATCTCCCGATAAGGTTTATTGGATGCGTTTACCTGTTGGTTCACTTCTTTGCGGGAAGACCAACTGGTAGATCTGACAGTAGGCCTTTTTTTTTCTTTTATCAATACCCTTTAATATGGTTTATTTACACACAATAAAAATATAACAAAAACAATGAGTTATATGCATCCGTTAGATTAAACTAAACTTATTTAAATTTACCCCAATAAAAACAACAACTTAAAAACAATAAGTTTAGTTTTTCTTATCTATTAATTATCGCTTACAAAAGTGAGTCTGCTAACTATAGTGAACGCTACAATCAACTTTGCAGCTGGTTAACTTCCTTACGTAGTGCGTCGCGTTCCTTTTCTGTGTCCACCAGCCGCTGTGAGAGCATCATCAGGCCGTTATGGTGTGAGTATGCCGCCAGCTGGGCTTCTGCTACCTCCAGTCGTGCCTGCTGCGCGCCCCACTGCTCTGCGTGGCGTCGTGTCACCGCCTCGATAAACATTTCTGCTGCAGCGTCGGGATCGCCCTCAAACGTCACCCTGCCCTTATTCACTGTAAGCTGTGCCCGCGTGCCGTCTGTGCCGTAAAACGACACCACCAGCGGCGCTGGGATAATCGGCAGAGAAAATGCTGCGCCGGCGTTCAGGATTAATTCGCCGGCGATCGCTGTTTCTGACGATGCGGCCGCATTTACGGCAAGGGGTTGTAAGTCGGTTGGAATGGTCATGCTGGTGGCCTCGGAGTCAGTGTGACGGCCAGGATAAGCGGTTTGTGATTTCAATAACGTTACTTCGCAAGCTGAAGCTAGTTCTGGTCAGCTTAGTGCGTAAGAGTGAACAGACTTTGCAAGGATAAATCCTAAAGTGGTAACGATAGTTGCCGAAAACGTAAGTACAACGGTATTGATCGTGTTATAGACTAATTACTATACACAATTACTATATACACGTTATACTGGTCAACTAACCAAGATTTTGGAGAATCATCTATGGCTAACCAAACCACTCAAGGCGACGTAACAAGCAACGTTACTGTAAAGATTCGCGGCGGAAGGTGTGGTTCTCGTAGTGTAAGCCGTCGTTCCATCACTAATTCAGCAATGAATAACGCAAAAACATCGTTTGAGATTGAAGGCCACAGCTATAGCAATTCTGATTGGTCTAAAATTATGCGAATTGCTGATCGTCTGGATGCAGTAATTTAATCGCTCAACGCTTTATCGAGTAAGGCTGTCAGTTTCTGCGGATAACCCTGTACAGCCTTCCATACTGCAAAATGGTAATACCTCTTCTTCTTCTTACTTCTCATTGAAGCTGACAGATTAAATCCGTATCCCCTCGTTTCAGCCACCAGCTCAAGATAAAGCCTCATAGTTCTACCGTTTCCATCTTCAAACGGATGAATCCAAGCTAACTGTGTATGAGCAAAAACCAATGCATCAAGCATTTTTTTTCTATCTTTGCCAACAAGTTTCAAGTAGCGGTTACTAAAATCCGAACAGAATGACTTCATAGCGGCTGGCACTTCTTTAGGGTGCATAGTCGCATGCTCTCTTGGACCTATCACAAGCTCATGTGTTCGGTAATTTCCCGCCCATGAATAGATGCCGTTGAAGAGTTCAAAATGACACTCTCGAAACGCCTTTTCACCCATATAAAGATTTTCATTAGTTAGGTACCGCAAAATCATTCGACTGCTTCTTATTGGCCCATAGATTTCTTCTATTTTGTCCAGTTCATCTTGATAGAACGCATAAGCTTTATTTGGAATCGCAAGTTTTCTTGGCTTCAAGTTGTTGGATACAAAGAAAAAATCATCTGGTTTGAATTGAGCCCATGTTTCCGGAACTAACGAGTTTGGATGGTTTGGCTGTAGTCTAAGATACCGTACTGCTCCATACCTGGTTGCACCAATCACTGTTGCACAAACCACTGGTTGTATAGATTTTTCGAAGAACCAGACAACAGAGTCACCCATCTGAATTTCTTCACGGCTGACGTCGAAGAACGATTTACGATAGCGTTCAAGGTGAGCGATTGTATAAACGGGAAAGCAAATTTTTGAGCCTACGATCAATTCTGACCGGCTTTTATTCCAGTAAAAATGAGTCTTTTCCTTGCCATTACGTTTTGGAGTGGTCTTTAGGTGAATGATTTTCTTATTTGAAAAAAACTCTTCGTTTAGATGCTCTCCAAGCAGATCGTGAGGTGGTCTTATATGTTTCTTCACTAATCAACATCCTATGTTCAGATAACCCATTTGAAAGCCCGCATAATGCGGGCTTTTCTCAATATGGCAAGTATAAATTGCTGATAAAAATGAAGATGCTCGCAACAGACCAAGAGTGATGACAGCTGGTGGTGAACTGGGTCAAAATGCTGACCCAGAAAGTTTTTCTTCATCGGTCAAATAGCGCACCTTACGAGTGTAGTCCTGACCACGAAACAGCAGCGGCTGATCGGGATTATCAAGATATTTCTGCCATTCGCTTAATGGGAAGCCACCATGAGCGCCAATCACTTCTTTTGGGATAACAGACGGCGTGCCGCCAATCTTTTTGGATACCGGCCAGTTAGTCCAGTCACCCAGGTTTACCGTCTGATAGTCCAGGGTATCCAGTGCAGCTGCAAGTGGAGGCTGATCCGTAGGTGGCTGATCATCCGGGAGCGTTTGCAGCCTCAACAACGGCAGCAAACTGCGCCTTGTTGACGCTGGCACCGGGATGGAGTCTTGCTATTTCAGCGAGTAAAGCACTGACGAGAAACGGCTGGCTTATATTTAGAGTTTTAGCAGTGCCGGTCATATTTGGTTTTCCAGTGGTCAATTTCAGAAAACAGTTTATGACATTCTAAAGATTTTTAAAATCTAATGTTTAGCGATGGGTAATTTGATTTAACTGTGACCGGCTGGCGTGAAATCCGGCCAGCCGGTCAGCAGAGAAGATACTTTTAGTGCGGGAAAGGGATTAGTAAATCCGAGGTGTGAATCCAGTTTTGCCAAGTCTACGTCGAACGAGCGCAATATTGCTGGCAACCCGCACAACGCTACGACACCTCCCAGCGCCAGCAGCGCAAAGAAAATCATCATCAGATCTAATGCTAAGTTTGCTGTGTCAGTCATATCCGTACAACTCCAAGCCAGAAAAAAGTAACGCATTTCATTATTTTATGCGTTTTCGGTTTTTTCTGATTTTATGCACACTCTAAGAGGTGATCAACAAGTGATCAGCTCTACTACTAAAAGTAGTGGTACTAACTGGCATATATTTATACTTAAGTTAAATTCTTATAAATCCAGCACTTATGACAAATTACTTCATCTTTACAACGGGTAGCTCTTCCCAGCGGGTCAGATAGCGCGGAGATAACATTTCCCGCTTCATCTGATAGGCCGGATTAACACCCTGACCGGCAATAAACAGCGTGCCGCGTTGGTAGCTATTTAGCCTGTCCATCACGGCCATCAGCTTATCGCTGCCAGGGCGCGGCGGAGACTCATCAAACAGGTTAAGCTGCTGCTCGGAGCCGCAGAACTCCCCAAGCATCACCCCGGCCTTTACGTACTCGTAGCCGTCGCGCCAGATAGCTCTCAGGCCGTGAACGGCGGCGTCAATCAGATCACGCGTATCCTGTGTGGCCGTGGTAAACGTATGGCTCGCCCCGCGTGAGTAATACGGTCGGCGCGGATCGTGTTTACTGGTCTGGATGAATACCGTGATATTTCGGCAATACTGTTTTTCACGGCGCAGCTTTTCACCGGCGCTGGTGGCAAAGAAGCACACGGCATTACTCACTTCATCCAGGCTGGTGAGGCGTTTGCCGAAGGAACGGCTTACCACCAGCTGCTGCTTAGTCGGCGGGTTCTCTTCGAGCTCGAAACAGCGTTCGCCGCGCAGCTCTCGCACAGTACGTTCCAGCATCACGTTGAAGTTTTTGCGGATCATGTTTGTGTCAGCGCGGGCAAGGTCGAGCATCGTCTTGATGTTCATCAGCTGCAGCCTAGCACCAATCTTTCTACCAACGCCCCACGTCTCTGAGACGTCCAGTAGAGACAGCAGCTTGTCGCGCCGTTTCGTGTCGGTCAGCACCACTACGCCGCCTGTTTTAGGCCAGGTCTTTGCTGCGTGCGTGGCAACCTTACAGAGTGTCTTTGTCTCAGCTATCCCTATGCCGCACTTCATCGTGGTGTGCTGGATAACGGTGCGCCTGATCTCTTCCCCGAAGGTCTGGAAGTCCACCAGCTTATCCATGCCGTCCAGTGAGCCAAACACCTCGTCGATTGAGTACGTTTCCAGGTTAGGCACATACTCGCCCACTATCGTATGGAAACGCTTACTGAATGCGTCGTACAGTGTGTAATTGCTGCTGAATACCACCACGCCGTAGCGCCGGATGGCATCGCGGATTTTGAACAGCGGATCGCCCCGCTTCAGGCCCACGTCTTTAGCCTCGCGGTTGAGTGCCGCAATACAGCCGTCGTTGTTCGTCGCCACCACGACAGGACGCCCGTACAGGTCCGGCCTGAATGCCAGCTCCGCAGACACGTAAAAGGCGTTAACGTCACTGTGCAGGAACATTGTCAGTACGGTGGATCACATAAGTAACCACCCCCCATATTTCCAGTGCATCGGGTTCTATCGGGATCGGCTTATAGCGCGGATTCATGGCCAGCAGCATCGGTACCGGCCTCAGTTGCAGCTTTTTTACCGTAAACTCCCCGTCTACTGAGGCAATCACGATTTGCCCGTCTGCCGCCGCCTTCGATTTATCTACCACCAGCAGATCGCCGTCAAAAATACCGGCCCCGATCATCGACTCACCCTCACAGCGGACGAAATAAGTCGCTGTTTTTGCCCTCACGCAATATTCGTTCAGGTCCAGAGGTGTGTCTTCATATCCTATTGCTGGTGACGGAAAACCCGCTGCCACTGTCTCAAGAAATTGTCTGAAAGCCTGTCGTGGCGCGGCTTCATCCGGTATTGCAATTATTTTTAAGCGCATAATAGCCCCTCCTTTACACTGTATAAAAATACAGTATAAGTTTAGAAGTATGGAATTGACCAGTGGGCGATTTCATATAAGAATAAGTACATTCTAAAACTTTATGAATTTTTGCACTTATGAGCTTAGGTTTGAAGCAGATCGAATTGGACAAAATGCGCGGCTACTGGAGGGCAAAAGGCTTTGTTGAAGCTGGTCGAGCCGAGCCGTTACGGATAAATCGCACAGACTGCTATATCACGTTCCTAAAAAAGAATTGGGTATGTAAAGACCTCAATGGCAACACCATTGATAGCAGGCCAATGCTATTCGCCCTGCTGAAGCACAATCTCTAAATTTCGTCATTCCCTGTATAAACCTCTACTTGCGCAAAGCATACTCCCATTGTTAGCGCTATTTTATTCAAATTAATCATCAGGGGCTTTTATAGCCCTTGTTCTTGCCTGTGACATTTACAAAAGAATTTTCTGCCCTATAAGCCGCAGAGTCGCTGGTTCAGCGGTGAATGCGCAAATGAAAATCGTAAAACCTCTACCAGGGTGTGCTTGTTAATTTGGAATCATTGCCTCTATGATTCTGCCTATCCGCAATAGGATTGGCATAGGTAGAATTTTTGATTTTCCTGACTGTAAGAAAACACAGGAATGGGATGATGATCGTTGTGCGGTCAGCGCTTGAAGCTCACAACACTGGCCCCCCTGACCGCATTTAACTTTGCGGGACTGTACGCAAAAGTCAGTATGGTAGAATGCTTCTGAGATTATCAATACTCAATTGTATTAAGACTCACAATAGAAACGATCGCCGAGAAGGCTATCAAATGGGATAGTTGCTGAAGTATTCACATTGCAGATACTGGTTAACGTATGCTTATTGCAGATACAAAAAAACCGCCCGTAGGCGGCTTTATTGAATCCAGAAAATGTTATCAGGCATTTATCCGGAAGGCGAAGATTGTTATCAGGCAATCTCCACCACTGCTAATTTGCTTAAAAACAGCAAACACAAGCATAAGTTTCCAACGCCAGTATACGTCGCATGACCTGCTTTGCAACTTGTGTAGAGTAAATCTCTTTCAGAAAAAGCACTGTATGGTTATACAAAAGAACATAAGTTTGGTGGTTTTTTCTACAAAAAAGCGCGGTTTGCCTAACGTTTACGTTTCTGTTCCTTAAAGGCTATGAAACCACTTATATATTTGTGGCATGCTAAGTAAAGACAAAGCATCAAGGGGGGATTATCAGCCCATTCGGTACCTTGTTGCCCGATTAATTTCGACCGAACACAAGCATAAGTTTCCTCCTGCTTGCGGGGCGCACCGAACGCCACTGGTCAGAACCTGTAAGGCTTCAACAATGAAAAACAACGGTTTCCTCGTTGTGTCATTGCTGGTGGCATTGCTGCACCCAAACGGAGGTGAAGGTATGAACATCAATACCAATATCAACGTGCCGGTGACAGTAATCCATAGCAACTGACAGTAAGCCGCCTCCGGGCGGCTTTTTTTATGCTGGTGGCTTGGATCGATGATTTCATAGGTACGGCGCGCTTGCCCTCACCCGATAAAGTTAAGCTGTATACTTATACAGCTTTTTCACCCTATTGTGTTATCCGCATCTACATTTACAAGTCAATTTATACTTCGAGGTGTGCTAGCATAATTTTGCTGGCGGAATAGCAACTTAAGTTCGCATTACCATGCTTAGGGAAGTCTTAAATGACAATTCTATACGGTCTTTAAGACGAAAAGGGCAAGAAATTTGACTCATGGTTGAGTATGCTTATTGCACATACAAAAAAACCGCCCGAAGGCGGTTTAATTGAATCCGGAAAAATGTTCTCAGGCATTTATCCAGAATGCGAAGATTGTTCTCAGGCAATTTTCGCTGGCAGCAAGGATGTGATCTTCGAAAACACCTGCGTTAGCCTTCAAAGTCAGTATACGGTTTGTTGCTTCCGTTTCAAGAGCAAGGCTTGGCTAACACCACCCAACCTACAGTGTCAAGCACTAGCGCGACCAGCTTTTAAGAATTTAAAAGATTATAATCGATTGATATTATTGAACATTTAAGGAGGGAAAATTTATATCACTTTTTTGAAAAAAAACGTTTGCAAAGGTCAAGCTGTCGGTGGAATGCTTAAACAGTACCAAGTAGGTAGGTAGACGGGATTCTCAGCCCATTTTCGGCGTCGGAGTTACCTATAAATATTCACCGCAAGCATCTGCGTTAGCCTTCTCTAATGCGCATGTGGCCAGCCGAAGGCCTGCGGTTCACTGGAACCATAAAATGAGTAAGAGCGAGATTTGCGGCGTAGCCGTAACCTTGTTTTTGGCATTATGGAATATGCAAAGTACTGAAAATGGTTGGCAGGTTAATACCATTCTCAACTTTCCTATTACCATAAACCAATACAAGTGATTGAGCCGCCTTCGGGCGGCTTTTTTGCTTAAAAAATTAAAATCACACTAAATATTATACCCTTGTTAATAAAGGATTTTTAATCTTATGGGTACTCAATCTTTTTTGATTAACAACAATCCCTCCTCACCATCATCCCTTGCGGATTGTATTAGAGAGTTAAAGCAATGTTCCCTCATATTTATGGGCGCATTGGCAGATTCCCCTCAGGATTTTCAGATGGCACACGATGTTAGCAATACAGCAGTGCAATATCTTGACCATATCGTTAACGAAATAATGAGGCACAGGGATCAACTAAAGTCAGATAGCGCCTACAATGCTTCTCCCCTCAAGCCACTCTTAGAACGTAACGCTGGACTTTCTGTTTCACCTGTCACTCGTATACATCAGAATCAGCTGCCCACGTTAGGTTCAGGAAACGGCAATCTAAATTTCATTGGGACAACAGCCTCTCCAATTAATATGGCCAGACTGCTCAATAAAATTAAACATCGAAGAATTGACTCAATGAATTTTAGAATTGAATCACCAAACAGGCATGCTTTGCTTGTGGCCGTAGACACTCCGTCTGGTCAACCCGATTGCATAGTTGAATTTTTTATTAGTGATTTTTGTGCACACTGTAAAAGTATTGCACTGGTTATATAGTTGATATGCGCTGGTGGAACAGGTCTGTGCACAGAACATTGTTCAATTCATGGTAGCCACTAAGCCTATCTCACCAGCGTTGTTGTATTCATGGTGAACGCCGTCATTTCGTCTAAATTTCGACCACCTTTTGCGGGTACTGGCGTTTTACCATGAAACCAGCAACTCTCACCATGAAACCAGCAACATTTGCTACGAGGCACCAATACTCCTTCCGCTGCTTCAGTCACAGCCACGGCCTCACGCTGTTACTGACATAGCAGCAGCCATAAGTTGATTGCTGGTTTCATGGTGAGTTAGTAAGGCACTAAGGGGCATTGCTGGTTTCATGGTAATTCGCTATCTAAATCACAGTAAATGTTGTTGGTTTCATGGTAACGAAGGGTTTTCGAGCAAAAAAACTCTGTATCGAATGACCACCAGCATTAATCACCGGTATTCCAGCAACGCTTCCATGAAACCAACAACATCAGCCATGAAACCAGCAATTATTATTCTTTATGTGGCAGAAGGTCAGGCTTACGTGAGTGAATCTGGAAGTAGACCACGCCATTCTTCTTAACTTCTGTAAACGACAGGTATCCAATGTCAGCCAGCTCTTTCATGGCTTTACGGACAACGTTGTTCTGAGTGCTGATAGTGGAGTTCAGGTTGAGGCGATCACGAAGACGCTCTAACGACACTTGGAGGAAGCCGGTAGGCAGACTCTCAATGTACACGTAGAGCGCCTGTGCAGACTCTTTACGCGGTAGTGCCTGGATTGCCTTTAGCTGAAGTAACACCTTGTGATCAAAGGCGTAAAGCTCCCATAGCCGGGAATCCCCTTCCAGAGTGATAATGTCTTTCTCAGTATCAAAATGGGCGCTATTAAGCAGGTGCGTTATGGTTGCTTTACTGCCGTCTTTGTTTTTGAACGAGACAACAAGCGAGGCCAGTCTTAGAAATGAGTTGAAGAAGCGATCACGCGAACGCTGGTTAATATCATCGACGGCGATTCCACAGAGCTTTGCAAACTCGGTAAACGGTAGCTTAATACGGTTGCTATCAGCGCCATACTTGCTGAATGCCCGGATAGCACCAATCCATGTCTTGAAATCAGTGCTCATATCGAGCCTGCTGCCCTTGATCATGATATTGGTATAACCCTCAGCTTTCGCTATCTCAAGCTGACCGAAGTCTTCAGACGCATCAATGACAGCATTACCGCGCTGGGGTTTATTACGGACAGCAGGCACAAAGACTCCCAACCGCATCAGCGCAATCGGCTGAACTGTCCGATTAGCTGTAGGTGTCAGTGTATAACTTTTCGCTTCATGCTCAGCGCTGTATACCAGAGCATCACCTATCGTCTTGATTTCTTCGTCATTTTCCATCGAAAGAACCTTTTATCGGTCAATGTGGGTAATTAGCTGTCCTACCATGAAACCAGCAACACCCTACCATGAAACCAACAACATTCACCATGAAACCAGCAATATTTACCATGAAACCAACAATGCCTACCATGAAACCAGCAACATAAAGCGTGTTATTTGTTATTAAAATCATGTAATTACATCAACAGTGATCTTCTTTGATCTAAATAGGATCTATATAGGATCGATTTATATGATCTATCCAGTGGATAAGTGGATAACCTGCCGTGCTAATTAACTAAGTGCCATAACCAGTGGACAATTACGGATTGCTTTACAGATTCCGCAAGGTGATCAACAATCTAAAAAATATTTTAGATTTGGTTAAATCATGGAAAGCGCAGATTTTCAGGCCGCACGGGAAAAGCAGGTAAAAGCACAGCAACGCCAACGAGAAAGACACGCAGCAAAACTAGCTGACCCGGAGTTTCGCCAGCAGCAGTACGCAAAGCAGAAAGCCAGCAGTAGCAGGATGCTTGCCAAACAGATTGAAAAGCGTAATTCCCCGGAGTGGATCGCACAGCAAAAAACCAAAGCGGCAAAACGCGCTGTAAGCGCATCTGAGCGTCTGAAAGAAAAAAAACCAGCACCAGTAGCAGCGAAACGGCAAACACGCGCCAGCACGTCAGGCAGAGGCCTTAAAGGACGCACACCGACCGCTGCCGAGCGCGTTGTTATGGATGCGCTGGGAAAGCTGCCCTGCATTGCCTGCCTCCAGCACGGGAAAGAGTCATTGCTTATCAGCCTGCATCACATCGAAGGGCGAACTAAACCAGGCGCGCACCTTTTGCAGATCCCCCTTTGTGATCACCACCACCAGCACGCGGCACCAGCCGCAATTCGTGCAGATTTCCCCTGGCTAGTACCTGTACATGCGGACGGGATTACAGGCGGCAAGGCTGAGTTCTCCCGGCATAACGGCACTGAGAGTGAATTAATGGCTAAAGCCTATGTGCTGGCGGGTATAGATTTGATGCTGAATAACTAAGTTTGTGAGTAGACGCTGAAACTAAACTCATTATTATACTTAACGTTTACTCAACAATCTGGAGATTGAAATGGCGATACTGGCAAGGGTGAAATGGAAAGCAGGCAACTATCCTAATTCGGATGGGGGCAAATACTTAGCTGAACTGTTCTACTATGACGGTAAAAATCTGGTTAAAAAAGATACCAACACTGATCTAACAGAGCACTTAAACTATGAGTGTAAAATCCAGCTTTATCGCAGCCAGCAAACTACTGCGCCAGAAACCATCTATAAAAATACGTTCTCAAGCCTGCAATCAGCTTTAAACTTTTTTAACAGTCTAGTTAGTGCCACAGGTGCGCAACATTGCGACGCTACAAGAGAACATGATTTCATTGCTCCAGTTTTTACTAATAAAGAACTGACCAATACCATTATTGAAAAGTTAGACGAAGCAGTTCAGCGAATAACTGGCAGTATCGAAGAGTTGGCAGAGGCTACGGCCCGCAGCAAATAAGCATGAACTCATAAAAGGCCGCTAATCAGTGGCCTTTTTTATTTTCAAAAAAACTTCTTGACCCGTAACTACGCAAAGTACAAACCGCTTACAGTCGCCCCAAGCTGTTAGCGGTTCCCTGATGGAATTTTTGACAACTTACCTAATCTGCAACGCGCGGTTGGGAACGTTAAAAGCCAGAGAGGCCGCTATATGCGGCCTTTCGCCTTTTCAGGGGTACAGACGTGAAACAGAAAATTGCAGTAATCAGCCTTTCAACCAGTCAGCCAATGGCGATCACCGCCATTTACGAAGATCACACGCTCGTTATGTCAAAGCCGCAGGCGCTGCCAAAGGGCATGCGAAAGCAGCTGATCAAACTCGCCCCTTTCGTTGAGGCACTGCGCAAACAGGGCTTTAAAGTGCTGGTGGATGAAGCCACCGGCAAAGTGGCAAACGAAGTAGGCGGCAACCATATCTCTCTCAAAACGCGTGGAAGTGACGGGCGCGCTGCCGTGCTCACCGGCATTGAGCGTTACAACGAGCTCATGCTGCAGGACAACATTGCACTGCCAGCAGAGAACAAGGGCGCATTTGAGATCCCTGATTCCATCGTTGAGGTGGAATACAACGCCAGCGGTGAAGAGGTCTATCGGATCAACTGGCGCGAGATTCGCCCGGAGCAGGTGCTGACCATCCTGTGCTGCTTCGCTGTGGGCTACAACAACGTGGCTTCGGCGGATTACATCAACGCCATGACCGCGGCGACCGCAGAGCAGGAGCCGACCCTTATGGACACGCTTAAACGCATCATCGGCTATGAGAAAATCAAAGCCGCTGAAGCCGTGCCGGACTCCCTGACTGGCAAGCGTATCAGCGATGAGGAACGTATCCTGTGAGTTATAACCGCCTCGACGATCGTTCAATCGGTGACGTAGTGCTTCGCAGCCTCTTTCATCAAGAAGTGATCAAGCGATCAGCGTCATTTCACGAAGATAACCGCGACTACACCATTCGTCTTGATGAGATATACCGGGCTGACCTGGCGGCATACCGTGCCTATGAGGGTAACTCCGATCTGCGCTGGGTATTCCGCCTGCTGTGCGGGATAGAGTCGGAAATGGAGCCGATGCCAGCAGGCCAGACGATTTCCCTGCCGGACATGGCGTGGCTGCGCGGGCGCATACACGATTTTGCTGGCGGCAAGCCGGAGCTAATCAGTGGCTGATACTCCGTTTACCCGCACACGATCCGGGCGCTACGACACGGCTGGGCTTTCCTCCAAAGAGTTCTCCCGCGTCTTCGACCAGATTGACAAAGACCGCCGTAAATCACGCCGTAGTGCGCGGCGCACTCTCAACCCGCTGACCCTCAAGAACAAGGCGCTGGACGACATTATTGCCCTGGGCAAAAAGAAGTCCGGCACGTTCTACACGAAAGAGGATTTAAAAGGGTTTGAAGCGAACCGCACCGGCGCACGCCAGCAGTTCAATTCTTCACAGGCCGGGATCACGTATGCGCAGCTGGTGGCCAGCAGTCAGCAGATCGACATAAAGCGTGCAAACAACCGGGTACCGGTTATGCGCTGGATTGGTAATCGAATTGCTAATCAGATCATGGTGGTGACTGGAGAAATTGAGACTCAGCCAGCTACCCTCCCCGCTCCGCCAGCAGCAAAGAAAAAGCGTGCGCCGGCGCGCAAGATTTTGGACGACAAATACCCCCGTTCATTCCTGAAATGGGCGGGTGGCAAACACTCTGTACTGGATGAAATCAGGGCGATGCTTCCAACCGGCGATCGTCTCATTGAGCCCTTCGTCGGCAGCGGTACGGTCTTTATCAACGCAGGCTTTAAATGCAACCTGTTGGGTGACGTCAATCCGGATCTGATTAACCTGTTTAATCAGCTGCAGGGAAATCCTGATGCCGTCATTAAAACGGCCTACCAGCTGGAGCGAGGCTGTATATCCGGTAAGGCACATGATGCAATCCGGACCGAGTTTAACGAACGCAAAGCACACGCTGTACGCCACGCAGCGCTTTTCCTCGCGTTAATGCGCACCAGCTACAACGGTCTTTGCCGGTACAATCAAAAAGGCCTGTTTAACGTCGGCTGGAATAAAAAGGGTGAAGCGAACTACTTCCCGATGGATGAACTGGCGCACTTCACCGGCATGCAGAAAGAAATGACGTTTATGTGTGCCGGGTTTGAGGATGTGATCGCGCAGGCGGGTGAAGGTGACGTAGTGTTTTGTGATCCACCGTATGAGCCTCTGCCGGACGAAGCCGGATTTACGGCCTACAGCGGCACCTCATTCACGTTCGCGGATCAGGTGCGGCTGGTGGAGCGCCTTGTCGCAGCGCGGGACCGTGGGGCAAAGGTGGTTATCACAAACAGCAGCGCACCTGCCATTCTGCATCTATACATCAGCAACGGCTTCAGAATCGCCCCGCTGGCCACACGCCGATCTGTGTCCTGCAAAAGTGAGACGCGCAAAACGGTCAACGACATAATTGCCGCTCTCTGAAACGAACCAAACCCGCTTTATGCGGGTTTTTTGTCTTTGCTAGACTATCAGCAGAGCGCGTATTTTTGATGCCAATTTTTACTGGAGCAATATTGATGACCAATGGAACGGTCTGACACTGTTTACAGCCAGTAATCAGCGAGTATTATTGATGATGTAATGTACAGGGAGATAAAAATGGACGCAGCCTTGCTTGAAATGATGCGCTCAGGTGGAAGGAATAAAGCCTGGGCTGAAACAATGGTCAACCTTGAAGCCAGAAAGCTGATTAATACAGCAAACAGGCTGTCAGCCTTACATCTTAACGATGGACTTACCCGGATGCAGTTTGTCCAGGAAATAAAATCGGTTGTTGATAAGCAGTTTGCCGCCGCCCGACAAGCAAAATCTGATGAAGAATGTCTGGAGTGCGTTAAACAGCTTAGATCTGAAACAGAAAACCTTGAAGAGCAAGGAAGATTACTGCTCACAAAGGCAGCACAACTCTATGCCAAAGTGGAGTTTGTTCGCGATAACAACAAAATTGTGGGTTACATGATTTCCGCTGTTCATGTCGCGCTTTCAGGTTTTGCTGTTGTTGGCGGTGCTTTGATGATCGCGTCAATGACACCTCTTGGCGTACTGGCTGGTGCCGTTCTCGTTGTTGACGGGCTTAATGGCCTGTCCAAAGAACTTATTACCAACCTGTCTGACGTACAAACAGAAGGCTTGTTTGCCGATGGGGCAATGCAGGCTGCAAAATTCATGGGATTTAAACCAGAGTCAGGACTGGCTTTCTACAATACGGTAACGCTCACAGCCAGTATTTATAGCGTTTGGGGGCTGGCGAGAAAGCCTGGCGCATGGCGGCTTTTCAGATGGCTGCCCCGTGATTACTTCCGTAAGATTGACACCATGAGCCGTCCAAAGCTGACCATGCAAATAATCGGCTGGGGTGTATCGGCTAAGGTGACATTCGATTTACTCAGCATAAGTAACCAATCAAGCTAAGCCTTTTTTCGACCGCCAGTAGCGCCATGATTTCCAGGCCAGCACTGGCGGTTGAATAAACGTCACAATGACTACACCGAGCAGCAGAGATAAGCCTCCACCTAAAATGTATGGCTTAGTCGAGAAAAAGAGAAGAAATACAAATACTAGCGTGCAGGCTGAAACGATCCATAACAGGACTCTAAATCTGTTTTTTAAATCCACTACTGCTTCGTCCAGCGTTCCACCATAGCTTTCAATATTATTTTTGATTTTTTTCAAATCAGCATCAGTAAAACCGGACTTCAATAACTCTGATTCATTAACTGTCATAGTGCTTTACCTTTCATCCTTAAAACGTTAAGTCATTCTAACGCAATTATATACGTGCATGACTCTCATACATCAACTTCCTTTGGCACTATAATGGACTTCTGTACCATGTGGATGTGCTAAGAAGAAACCGCCAAATCTTAGGTTAGCTTCATCCCAGCATCCCAGAAGGCTGGTAGTGATTCTGCCGGAATGCCTCGCGGTGTATTTAGCAACTGCAGCGCCTGATCCATTGTTATGTGCTCACAGGCATATTCACGGAAAAGATAGCCAACAAGCCCTGCCGCCTTTGCTTCTCTGGCCCTTGCATTGTAAGCAGTCTGAAATTCAGCACTTACACGGCTGGTTTCTTTGAAATAGTAGTCTCTCGCTCTCGCGTAACTGTCGGTGCAGGCCACCAGCACATTTGTAGCAACCACTTCATAGCGCCCCTGGCAATCTTCGCCACAGTCCAGCAACTGCACACCGGTTCTTACAGATGATGCCAGCACGGTTTTCTGGATAGGCACGCCAGTGGAGATCATTCGTCCATAAACATCATTCATTTTACGTTCCTTTTCGTCTGTAATCGTCGGCACCACCTGCCGCGAAGCCAGACTATAAGGGAAAAGTGGCGAAAACTTAAAGTAATTTTTATAAAACCTTTATACTTTAAAATCTGATCAAGTTGCCGCCTTTTACCCTTCAAAATTACAAACCTCATATTCTCCCCGCTCCACTAACCAAATCGGATGAATTATGAGCAACCGTAAAGCCACGCATTTTGAGCTGTTCCATAACCTGAACATGGCACTGCGCGAAGATCCGCAGTTTTCCTATGAGTACGATTATTCGCGTGAAACGCGCACGCTGATGGAAACGCCGTATTGGCGTCTTACTCCGTCACAGCGCACCACGCGCAACACCATGATTGAACAGACGATGGCAAATGCTACGGCGGAAGATACCCGCGTGCGCATGATGGCCATGCGTCCTGAACATCGCTATCTGCTGGTCCCGGCTTACATCTGTCTGGCGACAACTGAGTTCTACATGGACATGAAGGACTCACTATCCGATGAGCTTGAGACCGTCGATCTTATGCCCGTCATGTGGTCCGCAATCTATGCGCTTAACCTGGGCCGCGATATGTCTACCGACGCCTGGAGCGAAATGTCTCCAGCAGACCAGCTGACGCAGATTAAATGGGTTGAGAAGGTACTGAGTACCGTCAAGCTGTCGCGCTATATCACCGATGCAAGCCGTGCCGTCTGGCTGGGTCTGTTCGTGACCTTCAGTGATATCCCGGATGATTTTTATGATCTGATGGAGTCGCAATGACCAGTAACGCGCGCTCCGGCGCCGGGGCGGTCTGATGCCTGCTGCCGGTACGCTGGATTCCGTTTGCTCCGGACATGGTTCGTTCCCTTCGCGCCAGACTGCCGAGGCTGACGCGGGGCTTTCCATCAACGGCAAGGCCGTGCTGGTGGACGGCAAACTGTTTAAGGACCACACGGATGGCAAAAGCACCCACAACGGTAAAGCGGTCTCTGGCCGTCCATGGTTCACCATCAATGGCAAAGGTATTGTGTGCGTTGACGATCAGGTTTCATGTGGATCGACAGTCGCAACAGGCGATGCCGGATTCCAGGTGAACTGATTGCCCTCTCTCATGCACGCAGCCGTCATGGCTGCGCTTACACAGGAATAACCATGTTCAGTGAAATCACCTTCACCGGCTGGCTTAAACGCGCTATCGCCGTGGCGTTCTGCGCGGCACTGCTACTGCTGGGCCATAAGGGCTATGTGACCGTAACAGACCACTTTGCACACGTTACAGCGCTGGAATCAGCCAACGACACGCTCACCACCAATAACAAAACACTCACCGGCAATAACAACACTCTCAAAGCCTCGCTTTCTGAGCAGCAGGCGCAGGTGGATACGCTGCAGCAGACCCTGGCAAAACGGGAAAATGACCGACAGGAATACGTGCAGAAGCAGGCGGAGCTGGAGCAGGAATTAGATAAACTTAAAGAGGATAGTCAGAATGAAATTGAAGAAATCAACCGTGCGATACTGCTTGCTGGTGTTAATCATACTGCTTTGCCTGCCAGCGTTATTCGCATGCTCCGGGACAAAGCCCGTGTTGTTAACACCCGAAGTCGTGACGGTCACAAAGCTGGTGGAACTGCCGCCTCAGAAAGCGCAGGCCTACCAGCCGTGCCTGGTGGATGAAAACATACCTGGATTCACCGACCAGCTACCCGCTTATGTGGCGGGAATACTGACATTAGTCGATGAATGCAACCGGCGTAACGGACTGATATCAGACCATAACGCCATCCTTTGAATGGTCAATTAAGCAAAGCCACTCATAATGTCACAGCAAATGTCCATGAGTGGCTTAAATTATTAGCAATTCTAATTCTTTAGTTTGTCAGGCTTTATGATTACAGTAATCAAAATTTTACTTCAAAATGGATGGTGACATGAAACTTGATCCTAAACTACTAACTAACTCAAGCCTTGACGAAATGTTTTATAATATACGTTCAGATGAGGCCGTAAGGGGATTATACAATCATATTTTTTACATACTTCGCTTACATCCTGATGTTCACAAAATTTTAAGGAAAGTTGAGGCTAATGACGCCACAGATTATTCGCAAAATGAAATAAGCCTAGCCGCCTCTACTCTTTTTCATGAAAACATTCATTGGTGGCAATACGTTGGATCTACTTCTGGACTGATAATGAGCTTAAACCTTCCAGCTCAAGTGATGACTAGCCTTTCATCATTTAAAGAATATTTAAAGTTAACTGGAAAGAAAAAGCCCATTATTACTTATAGTGAAAACAATATTAATCCATCTAATATGTATAGCGATGAGTTTAAAGCAGTAAGCGAGATAGTAAATAATTTTCATGATTTCGACTATTTTAAAAGGAGGGTAAAAAAACCGAGCAGCATTAAAGATGTATGCAATGAAAGATACTTTACGTCAATAGGCAATATTTTCCATATTGCCTACTCTGCGTCTTTAGGTTTACTGGAATCTACATTTGATCCTAAATGTTCTTTCATACCTAATGCTAATGAATGGTTTGAAAGCTTTCGACAATTAGAAGAAGATAAGGTTGATGGTTTTCATGACGAATCAGTTCCTCTTTTACCGCCTCTAGGGGCAATAGATCTATATGAAGGTCAGGCATGTTTTAATCAAATGCTTTTCTTACACATTAGGTCAGACAGAACGCTAGATTTTAATGAATTTGTCAACGCAGGAATGCTGCATGGTGTTTATAACTCAGCATTTGAAGGTTTTTTGAAAGTACTAGGAGAAGAACGCCCTGCGAGTGTTGAAAGTCCTCTAGTGGCGCTTTATTTATTACTTATTGATATTGCTATAAATCCAGGTGAAGGCTTCCCATTCAACATAGTCAACTATGAGAGTTTTGTAGATGACACCTGCCCAGGTACGCGTTTTATTTTTCTTTGCAGAGTAGTAAAAGATTGTTATCCGGAATTTAAAACCCTTATTACTAAATATTCCCCTGAAGAATATTATTTTATTTCAAATGCTCTTTGCGATGCACTTAATCTGTATTCTCCAGGAGAATACTTGAGCAAATTTGTAGACTGGTGTGAGAATGAAAACAGCTTAAAAAAGTTGCTAAAAGAGAATGAAAGTTTTTCTTATGACGAGAGGAACCACTTAGTGAGGTTAATCTTCGGGAGGTTTTTAAGTTTTCAGTTAGATAAAATTAAAAATCCTGAGTTCTTTTGTTGGCCAGGAGCTTACTTAGAAGGTGAAAGGCGTACAAGTAATACTGACAGACTATATAAAAAACATCAGGCTATATTCAAAGAAAATATAAATATGGATATTGGTCCCTCTACATTACCTGACATTGAAAGTGAAGTATTAGAAGATACTGCCGGGCATTTTTATAGTGCCCTGACCGTATACGAACTGTGCCGTCAATGGGCGCTTAGTAAAGGTGACTTTAATTATAATCTTCCGTGGATATCAAAAGAGCACAGTAAAAAAGACGCTGATGCTTGGATTAAAAATAACTTTATTAACGTTTTTGGCGTATCTCCTGACGATTTCGAAATCATTAATCCTAAAGCAGATTTATAATTTTGAGAAGGCCGCTTTCATAGCGGCTTTAAACTATTATACTTACTTTCGATCTCTATAATGACTATAGATCCATAGTTAAAGGGGCAGAATCAGGCGGATTAGCATTAACTTCAACCATATACCCCGCCGCCACCTCTGGCCCACCAATCTCCAGCATAATTTTACGCATTCCCGCCGCCAGGGAACCGTCACCTTGATTAACCAGAAATTCACGCGCCGCTAATGGCATGTAAATGGACGCTGTTACCGGGTTGTGCATCTGCTGCGTGTTCCCTGCCCTGCGCCAGCGCGCCATGCCACGGATAGCATCGTCCTCTAACATCGGGCATGCCTCCATGATGATTTCAGCGCCGTACATGATGACGATCTGCTTAGCCAGCGAACGTGGCTCTGATTCGCTGAGCAGATAGTCCAGATGGAGACGGGCGTCCCGCTGGCTTCCGGTTGATAAGGTGTGGGATTTGGTGCCGTTGGTGTACTGAAAATAGAGCTTATAAGACATGAGGATTACCAGTGGTCAATTACATGCCGGAAAGGTACATCAAAAAATAAATTTTATCCTTAGATTTTAAAATCTTTTCTTGTCTATCTCACAACGCAAAGTACAAACCGCATAAATTTGCCTCGTCAAAAATTCCCTCGCAGCCGCGCCCTGAAAAAAGGGCTGAATTGTGAGCAAAGATATTACCCCTGCACGTATGCGTGAGCAGGACATCATGACCCGCGCCTCGCGTGTCATGGCTTTTACCGTTGATGCACAGCGCAATGCTTCTGGCGCGATGATTGCTGATCGCATCGAAATGTCTCAGAACATTGGCAATGCTGCAGGCCAGGACCCGATGTTTGAAGGCGCTAACCCGGAGTTCTGCCGTATTGTCGGCACCGCCTGGGCGTCGAGCATGATCGAGTACAAAGAGCGTCACGGTCACTATCCACCAGCTGACCAGCTGGCGAACGCCAGCCGTGCGCTGGAAAACCTGATGTTCGAATCAGCAGCTGAGAAGCACGAAGGCAACGGCAAAGCGATGTTTGAATCTGTCGCAGCTGACATGCGCACTTCTGATGGCGTAATGCGCCAGGCGCAGTTTGCCGCGCTGATCCTGCCAGCGGTGTTGGGCGCGGCCACCAGCGACGCGTGTACCTTTGTTCCGTGTGAGCGCGACGAAGCGAAGATTTACGAGCTCCTGAACGTCGCCGGTACCAAGTTCGGCACATTTGAGCAGGGCGACGAGATGCACATGCAGTCTGCTGCTGTGTACTCGCAGATGAAGCGCCTGTATCCCTTCCCTGCCGCAATGCAGCCGGATGGCACCAAGAAGACCTTCACCTTCTCAATGAAGACTGTTGAAGGCGCTGATATGCCTATCCGTGCTGGCCGCGCCAAGCTGCTGATCAACCGTCGTCCGGGCAAAGTCGATGACGGCGATGGCAACCTGTATTTCTCTGACAAAGACGTTAAAGGCAACGTGTTTGCGGCTACCTGTAAGGTTGATTACGAGAAAGGCACCATCGCTGTGACCTTCACCGATGCACCGGCTAAAGGTACTGAGCTGGCAGCACAGGTTGAGATCAACGTAGAGAAAGCACCAGGCTTGATCCCGGTTATCAACCAGTCCATGCGTGAGTTCACCATTAAGCCGTCACAGTTCGTGATCGCGTCTGAGCACACCGTTATGGCAGCGTCGGATCTGAGCCGTGAATTTGGCATCAGCCTGTCGTCTACCCAGTTTACCGCTATGCGTAACTGGCTGAGCCATGAGCAGGACATGATGCGCCTGCGCACCATGGCATTCCATAACGTCTATGACCGTGAATTTGACGTGGCACTGCCGGAAGGACAGACCTACGAATCGTGGGTAGGCCTGATGAAGCACGCGATCACCCAGCTGAGCACCGACATGGTTAACCGTACCCGTAAGGCCGGTATCCGTGGCGGCTTCGCTGGTGGCGAGGCGGCTAACTTCCTCAAAAGCCTGCCTGCTAACGTCTTCCAGGCTGATCCTAACTTTGTGCAGTCACCGTACATCCAGCGTATCGGCACCCTGTTTGGTATCTATCAGATCTTCGAAGTCCCTACTGCTATCTGCGATCAGTTCGTTGCAAACGGTGTGGCGCTGGGTAAAGAAGACATTCTTTTCTACGGCCGCGGTGATTCCATCGGTGACGCAGGCCTGATCGCCGGCGACGCTGTTCCGGCCATTCCGTATGTCCATGAAACCAACCCGTCACTGGTCAACCGCACAACGCTGTGGGGCTCTTCCCTGAACGAGCTGCACCCGCGCAATGGTGAAAACTACTTCGCCAAGCTGACCCTGACCAATACCAAAGTCGGCGCTTACAGCATGCTGACCGGTAAGAAGATCGAAGGCGAAACCGCACCTGAAGCAGCGGCAACCGGCACCGGTACCGGCAGCTAATCCCCCTTAACGCCCCCGTTAAGGGGGCATTTCATGGACATTTCACATGAATAAGATTCGTTTTTCTGTGGGCCAGGCGTCCGGCATTTCGGTGTCGGAAGTCAACGCTGATGCGACGACTTCCGTTGCATCTGGCGGCGCGTCCGTCTTTGCCGGTCTGGTCATTGCCCGTCGCGGCAAAATTGGCTCTGTGCTGCGCGTCACGGCTGATAACTATCAGTCAGTGCTGGGCGAAGCCATTCACCCGCGTAGCGGTTCGGCGTTTGAGCCACTGCGTCACGTAGCGACTGCCGTTAACGGCGGTGATGGTTATGTGGTCCGCGTGGCGGCGCCGGGTATGAAGATCCCTGCCCTGTCCCTGATGGCCGACAAAACCATGCAGGAGCTGAGCGTGGTGGCCAGCAACTTTGCACCGTCTTCCGATCCGGTTCTGGCGGCTGGCGCTGCAGCGATGATTTACATCGAGGATGGCGACGCCTCAGCAAACCGCACCCTGAGCATGGAAACCGACACGACGGCACCAGGCTTCTACATCCTGACGCTGAAGGAAGTTGACGCAGCTGGCGGCGAATCAGTGCTGGAATCTCACCAGATTTCATTCAACACCAACGCCACCAGCGATATGGGTTCGCCTGCCTTCCTGCCGACCGCGCTGGAAAATGGCTCAACCCGTCTGCGCGCTATCGTGTCGGACGACGTTGAAACGCTGATGCAGCCTATTACTGAAGGCTTCGACGACATGCAATTCAGCGGCGGCGTTGATGGCGATTTGTCTGCTATTGCCACGGCTGACTACACCAAAGCCCTGACGGTTCTGCGTAAATCTATGTTCTCCTGGACGGCTGTACTGTCGCTGGGCTGCTATGACCCGACCGTGATCGCGGCGCTGGTTAAGCTGGCGGAAGATACGCGTACCGACATGTTCTACGACGTACACGGCGCGCAGCTGTCAGCAGCGGCGATGGCAGAAGCGCTGGGCCACGGCCTCGGCGGTTCACACCAGCCAGCACGCTACTACTGGCCGTACACCGCACGCGACGCATTCACCGGCACTAACGTTAACTGGGGTATCTCCTGTGACGCTTTTGTGGCGAAAGCAAAAGGCGTGGCGCTGGTCTCCGACGTCGGCGGCTGGCATTACTCACCGGCTGGCGTATCCCGCGCAATCATCAACCGTCAGAACATCAAGCCTATCCCGAACCTGGACGAGATCGACCGCGAAGCCTTTGTAACTGCGCGCATTAACCCGGTCAGCCTCGACAAAGCCGGGAACATGTATATCGACGACTCCCTGACCACGTTCGCTAAAAACAACTACCTGCGCCTGCAGCACATCAGTTCGCTGATGAACGCGATCGCACGCGGTTTTTATGACGTGGCAGAAGCGCTGAAGCATGAGCCGGACGGTATCACCTTCAGAGGCCTGACTGAGGGCTTAAAAGACCTGCTGGATCGTTTCGTTGCCGCTGAAGCCCTGGTTAAGCCGCGTGACGTCACGCAAGGCACTGAGCCGTTTGTTGTCTCCGTCGTGCAGAAAGATATCGACCTGTGGGAAGCCTCCTGGTCTGTCTGCCCTACCGGCTCTTCCCGCCGCATCGTCGGCAAGCCAACGCTGTTCCGTTAACAGAGGAAATTATGAACAACATTTTTAATCACAGAACGCATGGCCTGCTGGGTGCTGCATTCGCGAAGCCTGCTGTAGCTGGAGAGCCAGAGGTAAAAGATTCCATGCTGGAAAGCGCGGGTTTAGGCAACGGCGCACTGGATCGCACTGTGGCGATGTTTGAAGCCGTACAGCGTCGCGCTGGCGAAGACGCCCGCTCGGTTGCGGCCTCTCTGCTGGCGGGCTGGGTTGAGGACGGCGAAGCCGATTCCGACAGCTTTGAAGCGCTGGCACTGGTGCTGGCTGGTCTGGATTCGCTGTCTGAAGACGACGATCTTGATGACGAGCAGGTTGATGCCTTTAACGCCGCACTCGGCCAGCTGGCGAACGCCGCCGTTGCAATGGGCGCGGATCAGGATGACGTCACCAGCATGATCGATGACGACGATGACAGCGCCGCTGAGAACGTTTACGAGGCGCTTTCCGGCCTGACTGAGGACGATGAAGCGATCGCAGATTACACCGTGGCTGGCGGTGAAGGCGGCGAAGCCATGCTTGAGTCGTCCACCTTCAAAGCCGTGCGCGATGGCGTTGTAACGCTGGTCCGCAAGCGTCCGAAGAAGCGCCGCATGACGTCGCTCCAGAAACAGGCGCTGAAAAAGGCCCGTTCTAAGGCGCACAGCTCGATGGCGAATGCGCACCGTAAAAAATCACTGAAACTGCGCAAAAAACGCGGCCTGTAAGGGATAGCAGCCGGGTGATCCCGGCTGCAATGAGGATAGCGCGATGATCTGCGGTGCAATCATGCCAGATGGGGTCAGCCCCTTCCTGAAACTCTATATCACGTCAGAAACGGCGATGGTTGTGGGCTACATCGGGGAAGGCTCCACCGCCAGCATTGAATCCATGTGGGAATCTCCGTTTGCCAATGACTCGCTGGGCGGCGTCGCCGGTGCAGTGAGTGCTGCTGGCGGCAAGCTGGCGGGTGGCGTGCAGGCTGCAAGCGGCAATACGTCTAAGTCGGAATTTAACTCCCTGCTTATCTGGGAAGGCCAGCAGCCGCCTGAGTTCAGCATCGTTGTAGACCTGATGGCCACCACGAACGCGAAGGTGGAAGTCATGAACGCAATCATGACGCTGCAGCAGATGGCCTCGCCTGAATTGAATGCCGCCATGCCGGGTGGCCGCCGTCCTCTCCCCGTGATCATGGACGTTGGCCGTCGCCTGAAGCTGATGGATGTGGTGATCCGAAGCGTCGGCTATCAGCTGGACGCGCCACGCACAGCTGACGGGCATTACACCCACAACACCGTCACGCTCCAGTGCTCCGGCCTGAGCGTCCAGAACCAGTCTGATATTCCATATATGTTTATCTGAGGAACACATTATGTCCGGATTTTCCAATACGAAAGCCGACACGGCTTTTCTGAAAAAACGCTTTAACCAGAACCTTGCAGCGGGTGAAAAACTTATCGGCTCTGAGTACTGGGTGACTGTTAAAGGCTACCCCAACCTGTCGATTCTGGTCCGTACCACACAGTTGCCGGAAATGGCCCGTGAAGACGTGGAAGACGTGGCACCAGGCGGCATGAAGTTTAGCCAGCATGGCACTCTTAAAAACTCTGGTGAGTTCCAGATGACCTGCGTTGAGACCATTAAAGGTGACGTGTTTGCAGCCATTCGCCAGATGGTGCTCAACAAGGAATACGTTGATATCACTTTTGCTGCAGCAGCAGAGTCTAACGGCGGTGACAGCGCTGGCCTGACACGCAGCTACATGCACTGCAAGGTGTACTCGGATTCCGTGGACTTTGGCTCTGAAGACACCACTACTGCCGTTAAGCTGCCGCTTCGCGTTGTCTACAACTGGGCTGAATAACCATGACGCCGGTCGAACTGCTTGAGGCCGTGAAAGCGCGCTTCACGACGCTGCTGGTGGATGAAGAGGCGCTGTTAACCAGCCTTCTCCGCCAGGCACTCGGCGTCTATCAGGATCGGGCCGGTGTACCAGGCCGTAAACGCATTGAAAAAACGGGGGGCGTAAGCCTCCCTTTTCCGTCTGATTACCTGTCACTGGTAAACGTGAACGATTTCAATGGTGCGCTGGTATATGCCGATCCCTATGAATCAACTATTGAGCTTGAGCTGACTGGCCGCGAGAAATGGCCGTTTACCCTGCTCTACTTCCGCAATATTCGTGACTGCGATTACGAAGAGACACAGCTACCGCCAGACATTACCGGGCTGATTGAAGACTACCTGGAAATGCTGATCGCTATTCCGAATGTTGAGCGCCTGCGCCGCCTGCATATCGCCGGTAAGTTCGACGCATCGTTTCTGCCTGACGAGGCCACGCTTCACCAGCGTAAAGCCGATTTGGAAATGCAGATCGCCGCTACACGCGCAATCATCCCCGCAATGAGCACCTGGTAAGGGGGCGCTATGAGCTTTTTTAACGGTCTGGCCGGGAATATCAAAGGCTTTGCCTCCAGTACGGCCAAGCAGGCCGGTAGTAACCTGATTTCCAACATCCTCTCCCGTGCATCCGCCACCATGAGCGGCGGTAACGGCGCATCGTATGCAGGTCTCCCGCCTGAGCTGGCCAACGCCAAAACGATACTGGAAATGGCTATGCGCATCCGTTACGCGCAGGGCTGGCAGTGGAACATTGAGATAGACGGCTTCTCCCGCGTGGACATGTACGTGAAAGATATCACCTACAGCACAGGCAACGTTGAGACCGAAAGTAAACTGATTGGTGGTGCTGAGTTTGTGAAGCCTACGCACGTTACGGCGGGCTCTGTCTCGATGACTGTCCGTGACAATGAGGATGGCGAAATCCTCCAGAAGTTTAAGGAGCGCCGTGCGCGTATCTCCAACGGAGATGGCACATTTAACCTCCCGCCAGCGTATCTGCTTAACGTCCGGATCTACCGCGTCTCACAGGATGGCCGCACCTCGCTTGAAGAGGAAATGAAAGGCTTTATCACAACGATCGGCGAGATCTCCCGCGCCCGTGATGCCGTGGGCGAGTTTGCGACTATTCCGGTGACATTCGTGAAGTACACCAGCGCCGGAAGCCTCGCAAATGGATTGCTGAAAGGAGTAACCGGGGGAATTACAAACCAGGTTCAATCATCTGCATCAAACCTCATTAAATTCTGAAGGACAACACAGTGATTATCCCTCCACTGCCGCTGGCGTCGCGCCCTGCTACTGAAATCATCTTCCGACAGCCGGTGATCAAAGACGCCCTCCAATACTGCTCTCCTGACGTGATCGGCGATGAACGGCGCGTTACGGAGTACCTGAATGCACTGCAGGAAGGTCCGATTGATGACAGCCGCGACTGGACCGCACAGGACCGCCGCACAGCGCTGTGGTGGATCATGATTAACAGCCGTGCTGACAACATGGAGGCGTTTCACTACAGCTGCGAGCACTGCAAGGAACTGCACACCTATGACTTCGATCTGAGCGAACTGGCTGAGACGGTAGAGCTGCTGACTATCGCGCCCTATGAGCGCGTGAATGTCCCTGTAAATGGCGTACCGACTGAGTGGACGCTTAAGCCGCTGACCGGGCGCGGTCAGGAAATGCTGGAGCGTATGCGCGCCGGTCTGCCGGATGCTGACGCGCCGGAGTATGAAGCCGCCATTATGCGCATGCGCATTGCAGAGTTCGCGCTTTGCACTGCGCTCGATGACGATCCGCAGAACTTCGAAGAGTCCGCAAATCGCCGTTTCGACATTCTGGAAAGCATGGTTCCCGATCTCGAGTTCGCGCCGCTGGTGGCACACATTCAGCTGATGCAGCGCAACTTGCGCCACGGCCTGCTGATGCAAATCACACAGGGTGAAGTCCAACTTCTGCTCCCGCCGTGTGCCTGTGAAAAGGAGGGCATGCAGGAGTACACGACTCAACTGTATATCCCATTTCGCTCTGGATTTTTTGTTCCACGATTTTCACCTCAGTGGATGGCTAACCATCATTGACAACTTGACGCTGACCGCACGCCAGCCTGTCGGTGACGTTGATGCACTGCCATTATGGCGCGCCATTCAGATGAATAACACGCTCACCGAGCAACTGAAACAGAGCAGAATCAGATCTCAATGAATAATTTTAAAGAATTAGACAAGATTATTGGGGTAGTTGAGCATGGCAGCCGCGATCAACTTAAGGAAATGGCTCTAATCCGGCAGGAAATTGCAAAGTTGCGTCTTTATCATCCTGAAAATGAGCGTCGTAATTATCCAGACGTTCAGGTAACAAGATCGCTTACGGGAAGGGGGAATACAGCTGGCAAAGAAACAAAAACATCAAAAAAAGACGTATCAAAAGAAAAAAATAGTAAGAAAAATGAAGAAAAATTACCGTTAGAAAAAAATAACCTTTTAAGCGTCACAAAAAAGCGCGCAAAAGATGATAAAAAACACTCTGAAAGCAATGAAATTACTAATACAGTCTCTCTGAAGCGCTGGAGGCGGTCTAAAGGTTTAGAAGTAGAAGATAAATTACCTTCTAAAGGTAATAAAAAAGAAATCGTAGGCGTATCAGGTGGCGTTACAAGCGTCAGAAATCAACACTCTCAACGTCAGTTAAAAAATGGTTCTGATAGAGACTCTGACACCACGGCAACAGGTGGTAAAACGCCTGGGCGTGATGCCGGTGGCCGCTTTAAATCACGCACTGATTCTGCCGCTGCGTCTGCTGCAACGCAGGATAAAAATGCGCGCCGCGCTGAGCAAAAGCAGCAGCAGGGATTTTTCCGATCGCTGAGTAGCATGCTGGAATCTGCCACCGAATCAAAAAGCGATGGAATGTCTTCAGGCGCAGACATTGCTGGCACGGCTGCTGGTGGTCCGCTATGGATGATGGGTAAAGGCATGTACGACATTTCTGCCGAAGTCGGAAAGAACGTCGTGACGCTGAAAAACTTCATGCAGGGCAAAACCGAAGGTAACGCCGCGCTGAAAATGGAGCCGCCGTTAACGCATCCACCTGTAACAACCGAGGCCAGAACGCCACCAGTTATCGGTAAGCCAAAATCAGCTGACGGCTTTAAAAACGCTCAACAGGCTAAGGCTATTCAGGTAACGCAGGAACAGACCAAAGTTATCGCCGCCAATGACGATCGCATTGTGGATGCCCTGGACGATGTGCGCGAGGAAGTCAAAAAGCTGTCCCATGCGTCGGGCAAGGATGGCGCGGGGCTGCTGGATTCGCTGATCCCCGGTAGGCGTAAACGCCGCGGCCGTAAACGCGGTGCGCTGTCAGCTGCAGCTGATGTTGCTGACGCAGCCGGTGATCTGCTGCCGGACGGTAAAGGCAAGCCCGATGCCTCTAAACCCAAACCTAAGCCGAAAAAGAAAAGCCTGCTGTCGAAAGCGCTGAGTGTGCTCAAGGGTGGCAAAAAAGCGGCAACGATTGGCGGCGTAGCAGCCACGACAGCTGCAGCCGGTGCAACACTTGCCGCTGGTGGCCTGGCGGGCGGTGAAGCGGCAAAGGCGGGTGAGAAAGCCACGCAGGCCGCAGCGGAAAAAACCACTGAAAAGGGCGGTTTAAAAGTCGCAGAGAGCACCGCAGGCAAAACGGGCCTCAAAGTCGCTGAGAAAACCACTGGAGCCGCAGCGGAGAAGACCGCAGAGAAAGGCGGACTGAAAGTGGCTGGTAAACTCGCCGGTAAAACTGCCCTTAAAGCGATCCCGCTGGTCGGGACCGTAATCGGCGCGGGCATGGACGCATACGAGGGGTATAACGACACAGATGGGCAGCAGAAAGCCTTTGGCCTCAAAGAAGGCGATACGGTCAGTGGCAGACAGAAAAGTGAGTACACAGCAGCAAACGTGCTGAACATGGGTGGACTGGTCTCTGGTGCGTCCGGCCTGCTGGCGTCAGGTGCGTCTGCAATGGGTATGGACGGGGTAGCAAAATCACTGACGTTTGATACCGGCGACATTGCGAAAGGGTTGGATTCCGGGCTGAGTAAAGTGGGCGACATGTTCAGCGCCTTCTCAACCAGCGCGTCAGGCGTGTATGAAAAGCTGACCGGCAGCAGTACGGATCAGACGAAAGCGATCACCGATGGAACAGATAAAACGGTCACGGCTATAAACCGCCTCGGTACACAGTTGCAGGGTGGCGAGTGGGGCGTAGACGGCGTTGGTACGCAGGGTAAAAGCGCCACTGACTATGCAGACGTTGCGCAGAATAGCATTGGCGCTGATCTCAATATTGGTGGCGCTAATGCGAAAGTCCGCTCCTTCCGTAACAACAACTTTGGCAACCTGAACTATGTGGGACAGGAGGGCGCAAGCCTGGAGGCCAAAAACGGTAAAGGTGAGGCCCGGTTTGCTAAGTTCAACACGCCAGAGGAAGGATTCAGGGCGCTGGCTAACCAGCTGACAAGCTACTCAGAAGGCACGTCTAAAGCAGCCGGTTACAAAAAGCTGAACACCGTACAGGACATTATCAAGCTGTACGCGCCCAACAGTGAAAACGACACGTCGCAATACGTTGACTCGCTCTCGAAGAAGCTGGGCGTGCGTGGCGATCAGCAGCTGGACCTTAAAGATCCCAAAGTCATGACGCAGATGATGCGCGGTATTGCCACTATCGAGGGCGGCAATCCGCAGGTCACTAACGATTTCATGACGAACGCCATTGGCCACAATGAAAATGGTAAGTGGGTCGGCGGGAAATTCAGTGATGAATCCCTGAAGTCGGTGAATGAAGCACGTGCGAAGCAGGGGCAGGCGCCAGTTGCGGCGGATTCGCTCTATTCAGCGGGCGACAAGGTGAAGCTGAGCGCTGGAGCCGTGGCACCTGCCGCCGCACCGGCAGCAGTTCCCGTACCTGTCACGGCACCAGCAGCACCCGCGCCAGTGCCAGTAGCGGCCCCGGCAGCGCCCACGGCCTCGCAGGTTGCTGCAGCAAAAGAAGCCGGTAAGGATAAGCCGGCTAACGGCGCAGCGGACAAAATCAAACACGCCGGAGCTGGCGCGTGGGGGCAGGTTAAAGCGCTTAACGAGTGGGCTGACGGAAAAGTGCAGGGCGCGACTGAATCAATGGGCGTGGCCGGTATGTCCCGCAAGCGTCCCACCAGCGGCCTGTCCCTTCCTGGCGGCGAATCAATTCCGGCAGGCCTCCAGCTGGCGGCGCTGGCACCTGACCAGATAGCCAGCCGTTCCCGTCCTGCCGCTGTATCTCATGTCTCAACCGGCAGCGTGCGTGCACGTCCCGGATCAGCCACGTCTGACACGCCGATCACTGTGGCCAGCACACAGACACCAGCCACACCTGCAGAAGGCAACGGGCTGTTTGACCTCATGCTGGGCGGGGCAATGGACGGCGCTAAAGCGGTCAGCGCTTCAATCATGCCCGCGGTCAGTGACACCTTCAGTCAGACGCTGGGAGGCTTCAGCGGCAACGACATGGTTAGCAGCGTACTGGACCAGGCAGGCATTACCGATCCGGGCATGCTCCGCACCATATCTCCACTCACAAGCAAGGCTGGCAGCTGGATCGACAGCGGCACTGAGTCGCTGGCCAGCGCCGGTAAGTCATACCTGAGTGGCGGCAGTGCGGCGCAGACACGGCCAGCACAGCAGCCTCTTCTTAATCACCCGGCACAGATCCAGAACGTAACGGATCTTCCTCGTAGCGGCATGCGCCCGATGATGAGCGGCGACACCAGCAATCACGATCAGGACATGCTTAAAGAGCTGAAGGGTATGCGCACCCAGCTGGAGGCACTGCTGGGCGTTACGAAGAAAAAGAGCGATACGGCCCCGGACAAAGTGGTTAACACAGCGCAACCGGCACCCCGGACCTCATCAACGCTGAGCATCAACGATGCGGCGCTCAACGAACTACTGCAGGACTAACGCATGCAAAACGAAATTGACTGCCTGATGCGCGTGGATCAGGGCGGCGTGGTGGTGAAAGCCGGGGAGTCAGATGCATGGCTTGCCCGACTGGAGGAATGGCTGAGAACGCCACAGGGCAGCGTTTACGGCCTGCCGGGATGGGGTAACACCATGCAGGACTTCAAACATGAGCCGGTCGGTTCCGAAACCGGCCACTTAACAGAGGTTGCAGTGGAGGCTGCGCTTATCAGGAAGCTGCGTATCGATCTGCCAGGGCTGGGTCTGCGTGCTATCCGCTGCGCGCCGGAAAACGTTGATACCTGGCAAATCACATTCATTACATCAAACGGTCCGCTGACCGTATCCATGAACAAAAGTTAATCGGGGTAAATTGTGAGTATTCAGGAGTTACTGGAAAATTTTAACGGCAAGCTGCAGGCCAACAGCTGGTGGAGAAAGTTTACCAACAGCCAGTTCATTCAGATGATGGCCGTGTTTGGTGCACAGATTATCTATGCCGCACAGACTACAGCTGAGCGCGGCCTGACGGAGGGGTTTATCTCCACAGCAACTAAGCGCTCAAGCATTCTTGCCGCAGCCGAGGACCGCAATTATCTCGGTCACTTAATCACGCCGTCATGGGGCAGTGTGAAGATTTCCAATAAAACAGGTGAAGACATTCAGCTACCAATCTACGCAGAGTTTCTGTCGAATGCACAGCTGCCTTATGTCACAACCGATGTGGTGACCATCCCCGCTGGCCGTAGTGTCGTAGTTAACGACGTCCGCCAGATGGAGCACGTCAACGTATCCTCTGCAATTGACGCCGAAGCGCCGTTTTATACGGTAATGCTGCCGCGTGATATCACGGAGGAAACTGTCTCGATGGACGTGTTTGTGACGGAAAACGAGAACAAAACGCTGTGGCAAAATAACCCGTTGTTTCGTCTTTCCCGTGGCACCAGCCAGCATTACGTGCTGGTTTACAAACCCTCTGAGCAGCTGGGCGTGCGCTTTGGTGACGGAGCGATCGGGAAAATGCCGAAGACCGGCAGTAAGGTTGATCTGGATGTGTGGTGCAGCCGGGGCGACACCACGCTGACGCAGGGCCAAAAACTGACGCCAGCGGGTAATATTGCCGACATGAATAGCAAGATCGAAGTCGTGACCACGACGCCAATCACGGGCGGCAGCGGCTTTGAAAGCACGGAGGAAACGCGCAACCGGGCGCAGTACTACGTGGCCTATGACGAACAGGTAGTGTGGGGCGGTGACTACAAGTACTTCCTCAATCGTGCTGTACCGGGTATGTCGTGGATCAGTGCCTGGGGTGAGCAGGAGCAGGAGCTATCAACCGGCATTAAGTCACTGAGCAACATCAACACGATTTTCTTCTGTGGTCACAAGCCGGGGTACACACAGGCTGAGCTTGAAACCATGCTCATGACAGCTATCACGTCTATTCCGAATGAGCTTAATAAGAACTTTCGTTACGTCCGGACACAGGAAGAGCCATTCACGATCTCACTGACCGCGCTGGCGAAGAAGAACGTCATTCTGTCAGACGCTAAAAAAGCCGTTCAGGAAGCACTTGAGGCCCGATTTGGACGGGATGCAACAACGTTTGGCGACAGCGATCAGAATGGCGTTGCAGCCGGTAAGCACTTCTCACAGGTTCAGGTAAAAGACCTGTGGCGCGTGATTGAAGAGCTGAACTTGTTTATCTCCTATGAACTGACTCCGCACGATATGAAAACGGCCCTGCAGCTGAATGATTTTATCTATCTCGATGTGGCTAACTCCACGTTTGATATTAACTATCTGTAAGGCACGGCCATGATCAGAAACTGGGTAAAAGACCGTCTTACGAAGGAAAAGCAGGGCTCTGAGTTATGGTCGGGGTTTGCTAACACACTTCAGGGCATTTTTGAGGAAACGGTAGAGCCGATTCTGGAGCGTATTACCAACCGCAAAAGCTACTACACCATGGACAAGGACGATCTGACGCTGCGCATGAGCGAATATGGCCGCTTCTTCATTATTGCGGAGACCACGGATACAAGCAGGCCCGTACTGCTGGCACAGCGCCTGGACGAAGTGCATTTTAAAGGCACCGATAAGCCGATCACCTCTACGTTCTGGCGCGAGTTCGATAACCTGCCGGTCAGCTGGCAGGAGTTGTATGCGCCGGTGGATCAGGAGCTGGCCCCCTATGGCACCTTCTTCACCACAAAAGAAGGCCTGGCGATTGCAGAGGCGAAGTATGGCGAGTTCTTTCTGACGTCGCGGGCGCAAATCTCGGTGGCTCTGAATGAGCTTTATGGGCGTTATGGTTATCTGGAGCAGGGTGAAGCAGTTCAGAAGCTGCTAACCCAGTTTGACCGGATCATTGCGCCGCTGCTGCCGCTGCACATCGTGTTTGACGGCGTAGCGCTATTCATCTCGTTTGAGATGAGCGCAGACGCTGAAAACATCACGCTTATCAGCGCCGGTATCGACTATCAGGCTAAATTGTCTTACGTCGATCTCCAGTCGGAGATCAAAAACCTGCACATGGCCACACAGCAGCAGTTCGATATTCCCGCCGTGCCGTTACGTCAGGTTAAGCGCTGCGAACGCTACGATATGTTTGCTGCAGATGCTTGGACCAACGACTACCTCGCAAGGCCAGACGCCGCGCCAGCGCCCATTGATATCGCCAGCGCTGCCAGTGACAGCCGCGCCCGGTTATTCACGGACGGTGGCGTGCAGTACGTTGGCATCCAGAAGGGCAACAGCCAGGGCGTCACAGTCACCAGCACGGACGGCAGTAGCGTGACAATGGCGTTTCCCTTTGACGGCCTGCCAGAGTTTGTTCTGGCTCTGCCCGACGACGGCAGCGGCAACGGCACGATCGCCACGCTTTTTTATGAGCAATTTGTCGCGTAGTTGACCATCGGATTTTACGAACTCCATACCCTCTGGCCTCTTAACTCTGAGAGGCTTTTTTTATGGCTGATACTATATCTGTCAGCAGCAAGCTGTTTAAAGCGAAGCTGCTGGATTACTACTACATCCGTCGCGCTGAATCCTCCATCGGCAAGGGCTCCCGCTTCCAGATGATTAAAGCCTACTGGGGCAAGTCAACGCTCGTCACCAGTAACGCCGCTGGCGGCTGGAACATCGCGGATATTCCCTCCACGTTCAGCAACGATAACCTGACCGGTAAATTCACTGAAACGCCTCTGGTCCTCACCAGCACCGGCGCGGATATCTCGATCACCATTCAACTGGATGAAGCCATTCTTCCGGAAGGCAAAGCCTATGACCTCAATACGCTGACGCTGGTGGACGCTGACGGCAACGCCTTTGCCGTGCTGTGCCTGCAGCAGGACACCGTATTCCGTGGTAAGGCCTACCGCCTTATCGTCACCATCGAACAGAAAACGGCGTAGCGCACATGAGCAGTAATGAAATTACCGATATCGGCGTTATGGCAGGGAAGGCGTATGGCACCGCGCCGCTGTCGGCGGATATGCAGTACCTGGAGACCTACACCAGTTCCGCTTTAAACCGCAAACTGAAAGGTATTGTGCGATCCGGTTTTTACCTGGGCTTTGCGCCGGTCGCCGGTTCCGGGCTGAATGTCATCGTTACCTCAAAAGGGGCGGAAGGCGGGCAGGGCGCGGCCTCACTCGACGTAAACGCACATCAGATCACCGTGCAGCACTTGGCCGATCTGACGCTCCCGGTCGTGGCGGGCAAAACTACCCGTATCGTGCTGGAAGCAAACTACAAGCTGGGTGTGAAGACAGATCAGGTTGATATCACCTCTACAGTTCAGGCCGCACGCGTCTTTGCGCAGGATATCTCAGTTGCGCTGACGCCGAACCAGCTGGAGCTCTGCCGCGTACTTGTGCCAACCGGTACCACGCAGGTTACGCAGGCGATGATCGTCACCAACTACCGTATCAATCGGCAGGTCGGTATCACGCTGGATTCGATTTACACCAGCGACGATGAGCTGATTGCGGCTAACCTCAAGGGGCTGAAAATCCTTAAAGGCATGATCGATAACAACATGGTCATTGCCAATAACGGCTCGGATATTCACGACAAAGCGAAGTTCCGTAAAAACATCGAGCTGGATCAGCTGGTCAACGAGAAGCAGCTGGTTGCCAGTGAGAATCTGGCCGATCTGCCGGACGTGCCGGAGGCGCGGGAAAATCTCGGTCTCGGTACCGCCGCGCAGGCGGATCAGCAGAAAAACCCGCTGGATATGACGGCGGGTGCGCTGATGGCCGTGGGCGCATTTGGCCTGGGTGCGCCGTCGTTGGTACTGGACAGCAAAATCACCTTACTGGCTGACGTGTCTGTGACTGAGCAAAATGCTTTCTGGACACTGAGCGGCACCTTCAGTGACGGCCCAATTGAACTTGGCAAAACCGCGCAGACGCTGCGTGGCCAGCTATTCAACATGCGCCGGAAATATGATGCCGACGCGTCACTGGTGCAGCTTCTGGCGGCGCAGGGTGGCGTAATGTATCTGCGTGTGGCAGCTAAGGTTTCTGGCGACTGGGCGTGGTCCGGACTGACAGTGGGCGCGGACCAAAACGGCTGGCGAAAGATGATGGACAGCGCCAGCATGACTCTTGCCGATCTGGTAAAAGCGGGTGCGGCAAAGGCGGGCGATAACGACGATATCACCAGCACCAGTAAGCTGACCAATATCAATACGCCAAAGCTGACTGTTTCAAAAAATCTCGACGTCGGTTCTCAAATCAGCGCCGGTTTCCGTATTGGTGTGATCCGGTCTGAACCGTCTGTGCCTTCCATGACGTTTCTAAGGACCGATCAGCCTGACGATAAGCCACCTGCATATGAAACAGACATTATGCAGATTGTTGGTCGTGTGGCGGCAGTGAGTGGCGATGCATGGAGCGGTAGGATTCTCGGTGGGATAACAACCACCAACATGACGCACGGCGGAGGCAAAATTTCGATTGATGCGCGTGCATCAACAGGTGTTATTGCGACGCGTCTTGTTCTGAACAGTGGAGACGGCTTAGCCACACTACAGGGTGCTGGCGGGCTGGCGATTACGGGTGGGGGTGGTCTGTCTTCTGATGGTGCGGGCTTGTTCACTGCTGACGGAATTACGCTTCAACTGAAGCCAAAAACCAAAGACAAAGCCTACTACCTGCGTGGGAAAAAGTCAGATGACACGCTGCACTGGTATTTCGGCCAGTCCAAAGACAGTAACGATGGCGTTTCCTGGGGTAACTCAATAACAAGTACATGGCTCACCCTGTCAGGCGACGGTACGGGCGAGACCAATGTTTCAACAATGAACCTCCTTAACAACGCGATTGTTGGCGGCAACCTCACTGTAAGCAGGGGCGCTGACTTTACCGGCCCGGTAAACGTCCTGGCGAAGGGGGCAACAGCGGTAGGCGATCTGACTAATGCCGCGCTGGTGGTAACGGGCAGCAGCAATGATGGCACTCAGGGGATCACGGTTAACAGCTTTGCGCCTACAGTCACCTTCATTGACCGTGACGCTGACTCGGCTGGCTTTCGCTTAAGAGGAAATGGCAGTAGCCTTCATCTGGACGTGGATGGCCGTGACAATGGTGTAACCTGGAAACAGGACATAGCTTTGTTCAGCGATAAAGGGCACCTGGCACTTGGCGGTAGCAGTGACAGCACAGGTCGTATGCTGACAATTGGAAACTCCACACCCGGCAAAGGTAATCTGATAGGAACGACCCAGATTGCTGCAATGGCTTACGCTAATCTTGGTGCAGACGCGACAGTTCGGGGTATTGGTTTTGGCGTTGAAATGTCAGTAGGTGACGGAAACACCGGACAAAACTTGCCTGAAGTTGTTGAGTTCTGGGGTAACAGCACCGTTGTTAACACCAACGCCACTGTAGGGCTAATGTCGTCATTCCGCGTTTTTGACAAAGCCAATCTGAGTATTAAAGCGGCCTATGCATTTGAAGGGTTGATGACGCAACGTGCGGGACTAAATCGGTGGAACCTGTATATGCAGGGAACCGCGCCAAACTATTTGCGTGGACAGACAATTATTGGAGGAGTGGACATAGCGCTACCTGACAGTAGGGTAGCTTTGTCAGTCAACGGCAGTGCCGATGTCAAAGGCGCACTAACTGTGTTTGGTGATGCATACATAAAATCATCGTTGAGTATTTTGTCTGCTAGCCCGTATATCGACTTTAACTCATCAACAGCTACTACAAATGACTACGATGCCCGAATAATCGTTGATGCGACCACCGCCAAAACGAGCGGTCAAGCAACCATGCATATCGTCGCTGGTAACATTAACCTGTCGGGAGTGACTAATGTAAGAAGTTCTCTAATTGTCGATCAAGATGCACATTTTAATAATGGCGCTTATGTAACAGGGCCATTTTATACATCAACGCATATAAATATTGGTAACTTCGGAACAGGTGCTTTTGCTGGCTCTGCAGCCTCCCTCAACATTGGGGATTCGGACACGGGTTTAATTTGTCCTTCTGATGGAATGCTTGACTTCTATTCCAATAATACCCGGTTCTTCACTTTGGATGGTTCTGGGCCACGCGTTTATTTTGATAAGCCGATAGCCTCTGGTACTCCTGATACTTTTCGAATCATTAGCGGCGGATTTGGTGTTTTTCAGCGTTTCGATGGTACCAACTTCTATTTCATGGCAACGAACCAAAATGATCCGATGGGAACATGGAATAATCTCAGGCCTCTTTATTTTAATGCTAGAACCGGCAGGGTCGATATGGGTCACGACGTTGCTATTGGTGGCAATTGCTACTTTAATCAGCAACTCAATGTGGGCGGCAACATCGTCGCTGGTGATCGTGTTTATACCGGCAATGGTGGCTCATTTGTTCAGAGCGACGGTAATGTTTACGGCGGATGCTGGGGGGGGTACTTAAGTAACTGGATAAGCGGAACTTTCTTTCAACGTGGTTCAGGCGATATCGTTTCGGACGTACGTCTGGCAGGCGAGGGAGGGGGAATACTTAACGGGACTTATAAGGTGCCTAGTGGCTGCGTAATGACAGGATGGTATACGGAAGGCTCAACACCAGGCGGCGATACAATTTTTTATCGTGCAATTCAAAAAGCCGTGAACGGTAACTGGTACACCATAGGACAAGTGTAAAAATGCTGACTCTTAAAAAACTAACTCCGTATGATCATGAACACCGTGACTTAATCATGCCTGGTGCATATTTCCTGCAAACGGAAGACGGCCTTGATTGGTACTATCATTTAACACGATTTGCGGAAGATACAATTAAAATTGCTTACGACGATGCTGGTGTCGTTCGGTTTATTGAAACAGATGCATCTAAGATCTGGCCCGCGAATTTAAGTGTGGTTGAGCTGAGTCCTGACAATGTACCAGCAGAAGCGAACAACACCGGTAATTGGTCATATAGCAATGGTAGTGTGGTTCCGCGTATTTATAGCGAAAGTGAGCTAATCATCAGAGCAGAAGCTGAGCGTGGCAAGCTAATTGCTGCAGCCCGTGCAACTATGAATGAATGGCAAAATGACCTGTTACTTGATGAAATCAGCGATGAAGACCGTGCATCTCTGAAGATGTGGAATGGCTATGTAAAAGCACTTAAAGCCGTCATTACTTCATCACCTGCAGAAATTGTCTGGCCAGCACCTCCTGAGCCAGTTTCAATCCGATAAAAAGCATTTAATACCTGCCTTTCACTCTAAACAGCGCCTCCGGGCGCTGTTTTTCTTTACCTCTCTAAATTACAGACTCCTTACGCTCACGCCACCTGATTACCAGGTGCTAAGGGGGGTATGTGACCGATGTAGAAAAAATGCTCGCGGTTTCGCTTCTCCTGTCTTTGCTGAGCGGCACAGGCGTATTCCTGCTGGGAGTACGCGAATACCGGATCAAACCAAACGTATTCAATTTCACCACTGAGTTGGTGCTGGCGCTGATTACCGGACTGACGGCTTATTTTTTTGCGCGACAGCAGGGACTGGACGAAATCGTGATTTACCTCGCCGTGTTGGTTGCAAGTAACAACTGGCGTGAACTTTCAACTGTGTTTAAAGAACGACTCATTGCGGCAATAAACGGCGTATTTGGGTCAAAAGGAGGCTCCGGCCAATGATTGATTTCCAGAACCTGTTTATGACAGCAATGGCGGCGGCGATGGTTATCGATCGCTGCGCATTCGCACGTAAAAAAGTGGCATTACTGGGTTGCGGTGTAGCGGTAGTACGTGACAATGCGCTGGCCTTCCCGGTCCGCCTGAATATTGCCTGTGCCGGTAAACTCGCGGGAGCCAAAATTGAGTACTGGCTACGCGATAGCAATGATCCGACCGTCGTTATCTCCGGCAAACAGCGCACGCTGGACCTTTCGCCAAAAGGGGTGAGTGAAGAGTTTCTACTGATCGATACGCGTTATCTGGAGCCGGGTGAATGGTATCTGACAGTCCGTGTCACTCACGGTAACAGCCGTCTTAATCCCCTTTACCGTATTTTCCCGCTGCAGGATACCGTCACCAGAACTTACCAGCTGAGTAAGTCAGAGCAGGGGGAATACCATGTCGAATCCTAAGACCTATGTCCTGCTTAGCTTTGACGAGCTCAACGAAAAAGGGCTGGCGAAGCTGAAAAAGGCGATCGCCACCAGCGGCTATGAGGTGGCAAAAATCACCGCCGCCGGCGCAGCCCGTAAAAAGGATGGTGTACCCACTAAAACCTTCAGCCTCACCGGCATGGATGAGCAGGTCATGACCGTGCAGGTCAACGACAGCGGCGACATTTCCGGCCTGAAGCTGAACGGCAAAAACGTGCCATTTACCCACGTCACCACGATCCCCGATCTCGGACGCCAGCTGGCCGCGCTGTTTAAGAAAGGCTCGACGGCACTTCAGAAGGCGCTGGCGCGCAAGATGGCACGCGTCGCCGCCAGCAAAGACGACTCACCGCAGCCAAAACGCGGCGTGAAATCGTCAGTTCAGCTGCTGGCCGAAGTGCGCCAGCAGCGTGACGCCTATAAAGCGGGTATCGCAGACACCCAGGCGAAGGCTGACCAGCTGACGCGGGATGCCGATGCGGCACAGAAAAACGCGGACAGCTTACAGACCGAGCTTAATCAGGAGCAGGCGATCACCCGCCAGCTGAAAGAGCAGATCGCCCAACTGGAAGAGGCAGCATGATGAATGAGATTTTAAGCAACCGTATGGTGCTGGACCTCCAGAACCGCACACCGGGCGCAGTGCTGGCGCAGGCGGTTTATGACGGCCTGATGACCGGCAGCAGCGCGGATATGATGCTGGAAAGCGTCACTATCGACGATATAGATCACACCTACCTGGGAAATGAAAGTCTGGTGCCGGGTGCGATGTTTGAGGCGATCAGCACCGAGCGCATGCGTCTGGCGCAGACCATGCGCGCCTTTGTGAAAGCGTTAAACCGTGGCCTGAACGGGACCAATATCAGCGCCGGTACTGACGATGCAGGCGCTGATACTACCGGGCAAAAAACTGTGGGCGGCGCGGTGATTGGTAAAGTTCGCCGTGTGGCCAGCATACCGGTTATGAGTGCGCTGATTCCATTATCAGACGGGCAGAGCGTGTCGCTGGTGTTCCACTCTCCGACCGCTGACAACGGTAAGATCCGTAATCAGGATACGCTGGTGGCGTTTCAGTTCCTGATCAACAAGCGCGACGTGACACACTATGTGGCCCCGATTGGCGGACGGGATGTGTCGCTGCAGCAGGTCACGCAGGCGCTTTCCAACCTGATCGAGAAGAACAGCGGCAAGTTCACAAAGCAGAAGGATGCACAGACGAAGTTACGCGCCGAAGTGGAGACCACACAGGCCGAAACGGACAAGCTGGCAGATCAGCAGTCTGCACTGCTGGAAGTGGTGGATACACAGACCGCACGCGTGCAGATGCAGCAGGATAATGAGCAGACGCTGCGCGGCAAAGTCGCAGCCCAGCGCCAGATCAATGCCGACCTTACCGGCCAGCTGGCGGCGCTGCAGCAGGCGAAAGCGAGTGAGTCTGAAAGCACGGACACTTTCAGCGATCGCACTATCCAGGTTAAAGCGCACCTGAACATGGACGGACAGGCGACGCTGAGCAACGGCGCGACGGTCCGCTATCACAGCTATGACCAGGACGGAGAGCTTAAAGGTAAGGTGATCATCACCGAAGCGGATGGGACCACGTTTGAAATGCCGTCCAAATCCAGCCAGGGCGCGGAAATAGGTAAAGCCGCCACAAAACTGCTGAAGGCCTACCGCACCGGCGCGGCGGATAAATACCGTGTCAGTGCTGAGCCAGTTTTGACGCAGGAGCCACAACCTGAACCGGCGCCGCAACCAGAGCCAGAGCCACAGCCACAGCCAGAACCACAGCCACAGCCAGAACCACAACCTGTCGCACCCGCAGCCGTCTGGCGCTATGCGCTGGTAAACCGGCCAGTTGGTATCGGCGCGGTACCGCCTGAATATGCTTCCGTTACAGACCAGCCAGCAGAAGGCCAGCCATACAGCGGCATTGCGCGTAACGGCATCATTTCCTACGACCGTCCGCTTACTGACAAAGAGATTGCTGACTTTGAGCTGAAGCTGATCCCGACGCATGCGGATCTCGATGCGCTGGCCCTAACCGTCGCCGACAAGATGAGTGATTACGCCGCGCAGTATCTGGAAATGTCCGCAGAAGACCCGGACACCTACGCAAAACAGGTGCGCATGGTTGCCCGTAAAAACCTTACTGGCGTGGCCTACCCCGAAGGTGAAGATCTGACCTATTTCAATCAGGCCATTGACGCCAGATTGCAGACTCTGGCAGCTAGTGAACCAAAGCAGGAAGAGACCGACGTGACTGACGATCGTGAAAGCACTGACCCATTCTGGATAGCGGCGAAGCGCCTGGGCGATCTCGTAGGCTGGGCGTCTGAACTGGTAAATGCCTGGGCCGAAGCGCTGGGTTATGGCAGTGAGCAGATGAAGCAGGCGGCGGACTATGTGGAGGCTAATCAGAGTCCTGAGTATCTGAAGGCAGTGGAGACCGCGATGATCACCGGCAAGCGTATTCCGCTGGTGGAGGAACTAAGCACCTCTGAGCCAGAGCCAGCCCCGCAGCCAGAGCCACAACCAGAGCCACAACCAGAACCGCAGCCGGAGCCAGTACCGGAAGCAGACACCCAGGCGCAGAAGGCGATTGATTACCTTCATGGGCTGACTTCGCTCGATACCGACGATATGGATGTGATCCGTGCTGGCCGTACCCAGGTCCGTGAGGCCATTGCCGCACTGACGGCCGCAGGTGTATTCGATGAAAACGAATCGCTGGTCAATGACGCTGTGCAGCACCTTAGCGATCTGCTGGTAGCCGTGCAGCGTAACTGGGTGGCCGCATGACCTTAACCGCACTGCAAAAGCTGGATTTAGCCGACCAGCTGGACGAGCTGATTATCAAAGCCCCGACCGTCAAGGGGCTGGACCTTCTGGAGCTCAATGACCAGATGGAGGCGATCATGCTCCAGCTGGGTTATGGCGCTGCGCCTGCACCCGACACCAGCGAACCGGCACCTGCGCCGGTCACTGACCCACAGCCGGAACCCGTGAAGGAAGATCAGCCCGTTCCCGAAGTTGTTACTGACTTTCTGGCCGGTAAGTTCATCAGCCAGGCGCAACTGGATTTTGTTGAGACGCTGCGCCGTGTCGGTGACTACATCGGCGTTTATCTGGAGCTCGACGACGCGAGACAACAGACCGCCAGCTGGATAGCCGCCAGCGGCCTCGCTGCTTAAACATCAACCCCGTTTCGGCGGGGTTTTTTATTCCTGGGAACAAAATGCTTAATGAGAAATTACGAAATCTGCTGAGCGACGCTGGCAGCATATTTGCCCTGATCGGGCTGGTGGGCTCACTGCGTAAAGCACAGACCACAACGGGGCGATCGTCATATGTCGTTACCGGCAAAGGGCAGGAGGTAAAGACGGCGTTTAAGGTGGTTGATGCGCGTCACCTGATTATTTCTAACAACCTCGACGGCACAATAAACCCGATTTTCCCGGCTGAGTTGCAGCCACGCGACCGCACGCGCCTGACCAGTAAAGTGCAGGTATCTAAAATTGCGGGCAACCTCCGACCGGCAAAGCTGACTGATTCAGGCATGAGCAGCCACGGCGCGCCAATCGTGGGCGCAGATAACGTGGTTGAGTCGGGTAACGGGCGCTCAATGGGGATTACCCGCGCCTATGAGCAGGGGCAGGCCGACGAGTACCGCCAGTATCTGATTGAGCACGCAAAAGATTATGGCCTTAAAGCGTCGGATATTGCGCAGATGGATATGCCGGTACTGGTGCGTGAGCGCATTACCGACGTTGACCGTGCGCAGTTTGCGAAAGACTCCAACCTCTCTGATTTGCAGGAAATGGCGGCGAGTGAGAAGGCCTTTGTCGATGCCGAAATGCTCGATGAGCGTCTGATGGCCATCTTCAATCCGTCCGACGACGGCAACCTTCTGGCACGCTCAAACGACGGCTTTATCCGGGCATTCATGAAAGAGATTGGCGACACAGCAACCGCAGGCCTGCTGACCGAAGACGGGCGCCCGACGAAGCAGCTGATTGACCGCATGCAGAATGCGATCTTTGCCCGTGCCTACAAAGACGAACGGCTGGTTAAGCTGGTATCCGAAGAGCCGGACCCGGAAATGCGCAATATCCTGACAGCGCTCAACACAGCGGCTAGCGAGTTTGCACAGATGCAGATGTTATCCGGAGACGTTCACCGGCAGGCCGTCACCGGGCTGGTGGATGGAGTGCAGTCGATTGATGGTCTCGATCAGCAGGCAATCGCTGCGTTGCAGGATGCTATCAAGCTGGTTCGCCAGGCTAAAGACAGCGGGCAGGCCATACAGGAAGTACTGGCGCAGCAGGGATTATTTGAAGAATCCAGCAAAGAGGCCGAAGCGCTGGCGCTGTTTATTGTGGCAAACAACCGCAGCGCAAAACGTATCGGGGCCGCGTTTAAAAAGATGGCGCAGAAGATCAACGACGAGTTGTTACACCAGCAGCAGGCGTTGGGGGATATGTTCGGCGGCGGTGAGCTGACGCTGAATGACGTGCTGACGGCGGTATCAGGAGAAATTGAGGAGGAATTTGGTGAAGGTAAGGGGTTAAGCTTTGCCATTTTCGAGTCTGTCAGCGCGCAGGCAACGAGCTAATTTTACTGGTTCATAATATGCGTCAGCTCAGACTTGAGCTGACGGTTTTCACTGGCTGCACATCATTAAATCTGATCGTCTGCTTTGAGCGAAAAGCGGACTTAGTCACGGTCAAGGTTATTTTTTTCGTAATAGAAAAGCTGCGACTGCTGTCATAATGCCTATCAACGGCATCGTGCCAGCACCTGCTAAAAAGTTACGCTGATCTATCCGATTATCTGTACGAATGTGAGAAAGACGCGTGAGTGCGTTTTTTTTCGTAGTAGCACTAACCTCTTCAAATTGCTTTATATAGCCTTGGCTAATTAAATTAAAAGCCTGATTTTCTTCCGAATTTTCTAACGCAACTATCTGTTTACCTTTTTGATAGAAATGGTAGTCAGGCATCCGGTCGTCCTTACAATGAAAGTTGATGAGGTGCTTAAGCTCTCAGGTTTAGCTATCTACACAGAAACCCGTTTTTTCTACGCAGGTCAACACAAAATTTTTATTCGTAATGTCCGCTTCTGGCACAAAGCGGACATGAATCATGTATAAACGCTGTAAGAGAGAAGTTGATATTAACAATCTTTCCTACCCCTTATGAGGTAATTACTAACATCAGTATTGGCTAATTACTGGGTAACAGGTTAGACCTTATTGCTATTCAACCTAAATATTCTCTTTCTTACGCCTGCTATAAAGTTAATGAATAGTTGACCGATAATGATGATTAAGATGCTTTTAATCTGCATTATTTGTGTTCTTATAATAATTAATTCAGCAGGATGTAAAAATGAGTAATATTCTTAACAATATTAATCTTACCGCTAAGTTTGCAATTCTGGGCTTGTTTTGCCTTGTTCTTTTTTCAGTTCCTACCGTGCTTTTTGTGTCAGAAGGTAATAAATATATTCAGGACAAGCAGAAAGAAGTAACAGGAGTGCCTGCTGAAAACAAAATCCTTGCCCTCTTGAATCTGATACAGCGCCATCGCGCTGAAACAGCCCTCGCTATTGCGCAAAAAAATCCTGCCACCTCATCGCGTCTAAGTGTTAGAGATGACATTGTTACTATCACCGATGCCATCAAGAAAGAGATGGCGCAGACAGAAGGCAGTGCGGGTTTAATCGATAAAATTAATGGGGTGCGTGCACAGTGGGACGCGCTGCAGCAGGACATTGATGCTTCGAAACTGGATGAAACGGCCAGCCTTGACGCACATGCGCAACTCATCCGCAAACTTCTTAACACAAACCGCGACGTGCTGGATTTTTACGGTCTGTCGCTTGATTCAGATATCAGTACGTACCGCCTGATTACCAGCAATTTCTCATCATTGCCTGAGCTTACCGAAAGTCTGGGTAAAATTCGTGCGTTCGGGACTTCACTGCTTGCAAGGAAAGAAGCCGTTAGTGAGGCTGACTCTGTCCGTATGGAATCATTAATCAGCACGGGTGCCTATAATCTGGATATGTTTGCTCAGGACTCAGAGAAGCTTTTTTCGTCTGATACAGGGCTGAAGCAGAAATTCAGTGCCGATGCCGACGGGGCCGTACAGGAAGCCCAAAATGCCCTGAAAACTGCAGGTGAGTTATTTATTAGCCGCAGTATGACGAATCAGAGTCCTCAGGACTATGCCGCACTTTTTACCAGCGCGATTAACAGATTCAGCACCTACGCGATTGCGGGCGGTAATGAACTGAATGACATGCTGAACCAGCAGATTACGGACCACCGGCATGCACAGTATGGTTTGCTGAGCGTTCTTCTCTTTATGGTCCTGCTTTCTGTCGTTTTCGCATTGATTATTATCCGTTCTGTAACACGACCTATCGGTGCCGCGTCCAAGCTTGCGCTTGAAGTGGCAGAAGGCGATCTGACCGCATCTTTTTCCGTGACAGGACGCAATGAAACAGCCGGTCTGCTTAAGGCATTACTGCAGATGAGTCAGCGCCTGACGGTGACGGTAGAAAACATTAAAAGTAATGCTGTCACCATTGCCACCTCATCTGAGGAGATTGCCCGCGGTAACGGCGATCTTTCTGCGAGGACGGAAGAACAGGCTGCATCGCTGGCTGAAACAGCCGCCAGTATGGAACAACTCTCTTCGATCATCGGCAACAATGCTGAAAACACCCGCCATGCTGCAGAAATGGCCAGCTCGGCTACCAGCGCGGCATTGCGTGGCGGTCAGGCAATGGAATCAGTGCTGGGTTCCATGGAGAAAATCAGCAGCAGTGCAGGGCAGATTAAGGAAATCATTTCTGTCATTGATGGGATTGCGTTTCAGACGAATATTCTCGCGTTAAACGCGGCTGTTGAAGCTGCCCGGGCCGGTGAGCACGGTAAAGGCTTTGCCGTTGTTGCGGCGGAAGTCAGGTCGCTGGCACAGCGCTCGGCTGGCGCGGCGAAAGAAATTAAAGGACTGATCGAACAGTCTGTGGAGAATGCTGAGCAGGGCATTTCGATGGCCCGGGATGCAGGTGAAAAAGTGAAGGAGAGTATGGATGCGATTGAACAGACAGCACAGCTGGTGAGAGAAATTTCATCTTCTTCAGAAGAGCAGAGTGCAGGCGTATCGCAGATAAATATTGCCGTTACTCAGATGGATCAGGTCACACAGCAGAATGCCGTGCTCGTTGAAGAGTCAGCATCGTCTGCTGATGAACTTGCAAGTCGAGCCGCTAATCTGAGGGACGCGGTTAGCGTGTTCCGCACAAACGCTGGTTAA